GTCCCACGTGGGACCCCCCGGCGCAAGCCGGATTTGAACTCTCAATACCCCGTTTACTGACATGACAACAACTCCATTCGATAATCGGGCCAATGTCTCTGGGTCCGTGACAACTTCGTCAGGGACTACAAACACAATTGGAAAACGAGGATCTTATGGAGCCCTGGTGTCTGTTGGCAATCCTAAGCCTTATCGTTTTGGTAGTGCTTTCAGCACAACCATAAACGATGAATCGGACTGGTTCATCTCGGGTGACACGGCGCCTGGTTTGCCTTTTAATTCGCATTATGCGAATTATAGGTATACTGGCGTCTCTCATCCTGGTGTATCAGCCCCTACTGGTTTGACCGTCGCCGATCTTCTTTCTAGGAGTAATCCTAGTAAGCCGATCGTCGACGTTCCTGTTGCCCTTGTAGAACTCAGGGAACTCCCTGATCTCTTCAGGATAGCAGGTCGTACAGTTGCACAGAAAATAGCTAGCGGAAATCTGAACTATCAGTTCGGATGGAAGCCGCTATTGAGCGATCTAGCTGGTTTGCTAGGCGTTCAGGCATCTGTTGACAAACGAGTAGCCCAACTTTCTCGTCTACATGAGAAAGGTGGAGGTTCATTTAAAGCCGATGTCGGCACAGTCACGTTGCCTGGTACAAAGTCTCTTTGGGCGTTTCCGCCCGGAGGAGGCACTATGTACGTGAGGCATACGGGATTCTGTCGACGGTGGATCTCTGTGTCTTGGATTCCTAGTTATGATCCTCGTACAGAGATTCCAGATCTTAATCAAATCCGTCATCAGGCCTTTCGGTCTGTTCTCGGATTGACTGTTGATCTATCGACTGCTTGGGAATTGCTCCCGTGGTCGTGGTTAGTCGACTGGTTTTCTAACCTTGGCAGCATTCTTGTCTGCCAGGCGAAATCTTGTCGGCTTCGTCCCGGGACCTTGCTACACTATGACTCATACAGAGCGTCACTCTAATTTTGAATTAGAGGGTTCGTCTGTATTGTCCCATTCTAAACCGTACCTTCACCAAGTGGTCAAGGAACGTGTGACGTCTGGGTCGTCTAGTGTGTCAGTAAGCGTGCCTTTCTTAAGTGGAAGGCAACTCGGTATACTTGCATCGCTTGCAGTCGCAAGGCGATGATCCCCTCAAAGAGCGCGTTGTGAAACGCCCTCATGGAACGTCGTGAGACGCCCCGAAAGGAAATCATGCTCGCAGATCCGCAGACCATTACGGTTAATTCTATCGCCAAGAATTTGGCGCGTATTAACCAAGACAACAACGGTGCTGTTTATCGGCTCCGTTCTTCGACAGACGAACTTGTCCTGACTATCAAGCATTCCGACGGTAAGATTTCCGGCGGTCAGTTTGGTGAAGGACACGTTGTTAAGGTAGAGTATACGGTCTTCGCGACCTCTACTGTACCCCAGCTTCGCCTGGCCACGTGGCTCGTCATTCAGAATCCCGATGGTATGGACTTGACTGTCGTCAAGAACCATGTTCTCGCTCTGTGTGCCTTTGCCACGTCTGCGAACATTGATAAGTTCCTGAACGGTGAAAGCTAAGCTTTCTTCAGGTTCTAATCAGTGGTCGAGGTTGTCGTAACCTTACGGTTGCATGGTCACTACCAGGACGGATCAACTCAAGCCCAGAGGAGTTTGAAGTACATGACTACAAATCCTATGGGGCATGAGTTCCTCCTGGGAGCGTATAAGGCCCTTTACAAGGACATTATACGTTGGATTCCTGAAGTGAATCGCAAGTCGCTCGAGTGGGATCAAATCCATCTTGAACGCCTTGTTTTGGACAGAGGTCAACGGTATTTCACCATTGATCTCCCTGAGTTTGGGAAAGTTTTCGAACAATCCCTTGCCTCAGGCTCACTCCGCAGTCAGTCAATACCTGGCTTTCACAAGCTAGTGACTAGTCGCGGTAACGACGCTAGACCCAGACTCTTCTGGGCGCTTTCGTCGAGAGTGTTCAAATATGACGGTACTCTTCGTGATCAGCC